ATGCAGCATTATGAAGCACCTACAGGAATCACAATTCCTGCACACATCAGGGCAAAGTATCAAGCTGTCCTTGGTTGGGCTGCAAAGGGCGTTGATAGTCTTGCAGATCGTTTGATTTTCAGGGCATTTGCTAACGATGATTTTAATGTTACAGAAATCTTTAATCGGAACAATCCAGATATCTTCTTTGATAGTGCTATTTTAGCTGCGCTGATTGGTTCGTGTAGTTTCGTCTACATTTCGAAGGGTGAAGATGATGAGGTGAGGTTGCAAGTCATTGAATCAAGTAATGCGACGGGTGTTATTGATCCTATAACTGGATTGCTTGTGGAAGGTTATGCAGTTCTGGCTTGTGATGATTACAATCGTCCAACGCTTGAAGCATACTTTGAACCTAATGCTACTCATTTTATTCCGAAAGATGGGGAGCCTTACTCGGTTACGAATGAAACGGGTATTCCTCTGCTAGTTCCGGTCATTCATCGTCCTGATGCGGTTCGTCCTTTTGGTCGGTCTCGTATTACCAGAGCAGGAATGTATTATCAGAAATACGCTAAGCGAACTTTGGAACGGGCTGATATCACTGCTGAGTTCTATTCGTGGCCACAGAAATACATTCTTGGACTTGATCCTGATGCGGAACCTATGGAAAAATGGAAAGCTACTGTATCAAGTATGTTGACGATTTCTTCAAGCGATAAAGGTGAGAAGCCGAGCGTTGGACAGTTTACTACAGCTAGCATGTCACCGTTTACTGAACAACTGAGAACAGCCGCTGCTGGATTTGCTGGGGAGATGGGCTTGACCTTGGATGATTTAGGTTTTGTGTCTGACAATCCGTCATCTGTTGAAGCTATCAAGGCTAGTCATGAGAACTTGCGCCTGGCTGGTCGCAAGGCTCAGAGGTCACTGGGAGCTGGTCTACTTAATGTGGCCTATGTTGCAGCATGCTTGCGTGATGATTTTCATTATGCCAGAAGTCAATTTGTAAGAACTACAGTCAAGTGGGAACCATTGTTTGAAGCTGATGCGAATACAATGACTATGATTGGTGATGGTGTTGTGAAATTGAATCAGGCCTTACCTGGCTACATCAATGCGGAAACAATTCGTGATCTTACTGGTATAGCTGGAGATATGTCAGCTAAACCAGTGGTAAGCGAGGGTGGTTCAAATGGAGAATGATGTTTTACCTGGTATCTTGCAAGAGGTTCAGGAGAGGTTTGAGAGAGATTTCGGTAAGAGTGGGATTGTCAGAAATGCTTTTGCTACATTGAAGGCCAAAAAAGCAACCTACAAAACAGCAAATGAGTTTGCGATTGAAATTGGTGATATTCTCTCTAAGGTTTTAGGAGCTTCTCTAAGCGCCGACAAACTACCAGACGGTAAAATGTATTACAATATCGCTCAACGTTTGCTGACGGACGTGCTAGGGAGGAATCACGAGCTTGTGAGTGGATATGCTAGTGATGTTCAGAAAAATTTGAATCAGGAAGCGAAAATCGGTATGGAAGTTCAAGTTCCTGAATTAAATAGGGATCGAATCGCTGGCATTGTTAATCGCTTTTCATCTGAAGAGAACTTTGAAGATGTCAGTTGGTTGCTTGGTGAACCTATTGTGAACTTCACACAGTCAATTATTGATGATACGATTAGGAAGAATGCAGAGTTTCATGCTAAAACGGGAATGACTCCAACAATTAGTAGGCACTCTACTGGACATTGTTGCAAATGGTGTGATAGTTTAGTAGGAAATTATATATATGGTGAAGAACCGAATAATTTCTACAGAAGGCATCAGCATTGTACTTGTGTAATTGACTATCATCCTAAAAATGGTAAGGTTCAAAATTCTTGGACTAAAAAAATTAGAAATGAGAGTTCCGATGAATTAGAAAAGCGTAAGAGAATAAATATTGATGTGCGTGATAATAATCGAAAAGCAGACATCAAGGAGTACAAAGAAGTGGTTGATACACTCGGTGTTGAAAATTCACCCATTTCTCTAGCGAAATTTCAGGATTTGAAGTATAATGATGGTGAAGAATATGAGCAACTGAAAGATAAAGTATTTATTTATCAGAAAATCCAAACTGGAGAATGGGGTAAAAAAATAAACCCTGAGAAGCAGTTGCCACATATGGAATCAACACATAAAACAGGAAAATCTTATATCTATGATTCAGTCGATGTTCAAGAATTGTTTAATAGACATTATGGAACTGGACGCATTGAGCTTGATAGACGTGGAAGAAGAACGAACAAAGAGATAATAGAACTAGGTTACCCAATTGGAATTAATAGTTCGGATGGTTCAGAAGTGACGTCTATTAAAATTCATCATTCTGAGAAGAGAACCCACATTGTACCTAAGAAAGGAGATCAGTAATGAATTTAAAACAATATTTAGGAAAAGATATTAGAGTTACTTTTGTTGATGATCAAATCCTCGAAGGTCACTGTAATACTTATACGGGAAGACTTGATACTGAAGATGAACTGTATGATGAAATTACAATAGCAACGGATAAACATCCATATATTGGATTCAATGAATCTGAAATCAAGTCAATAGAATTAATGTAGCACTCGTAAGGGTGCTTTTCTTATGCTTTGAAAGGAGTCGGAAAATGAAGTACAGAAAGAAACCTGTAGTAGTCGAGGCCGTCCAACTCAATGAACGTTGTTTGATTGAAGAAGATTGGTTCTGGGACGCAGTCACAAGAAATGAGATTATCGTTCATGACAATGGCAAGTGGACTAAGAATTCCGCATGGTGTGAGATTAAAACACTTGAGGGGGGTCATGGTCGCAAAAGCAGGCGATTATATAATCAAAGGTGTGCAGGGAGAACTTTATACGTGCAAGCCTGATATTTTTGCAGAAACATATGAAGAAGTGGAGTATCTGAATATTTTAGATAGTATGTAGGAGGTGATCCGAATATCTCCCAGCGATAGGGTTATCATGCGATGACGATTGAAAGGAAAATAGAATGGCGAGGAAGAAGAAACTTGGCAATCAGAATCCTACTCAATCGGTGATTTTAAAATACGTCAAGAAAAATTCAAGAGCTAAAGAAGCGATTGAACTTTACGAACGGACAGGGCTTTCTTGCTATGCCTGGCAGAAAAATCTCTTGCTGCCTATGATGGCTATTGACAAGAATGGTCTTTGGGTGCATCAGAAGTTTGGTTACTCTATTCCTCGTCGGAATGGGAAATCTGAAATCCTTTATATTCTTGAAATTTGGGGATTGCATAAGGGATTGAATATCCTGCATACGGCTCACAGGATTTCTACATCTCATTCCTCTTTCGAAAAGGTCAAACGATACCTTGAGAAAATGGGGTATGTGGATGGTGAGGATTTTAATTCGATTCGTGCGAAGGGGCAGGAGCGGATTGAACTTTATTCAACAGGTGGTGTTATCCAATTCCGTACTAGGACATCAAATGGTGGTCTTGGTGAAGGATTTGATATGCTGATCATTGACGAGGCCCAGGAGTATACGACTGAACAGGAATCTGCTTTGAAATACACGGTTACGGATAGTGAGAATCCTATCACAATTATGTGTGGGACACCTCCAACTCCTGTATCGAGTGGTACGGTCTTTACGAAATACCGTGAGACTTGTCTCTTTGGAAAAGGGAAGTATTCTGGTTGGGCTGAGTGGTCAGTTTCTGATGAAAAGGAAATTGACGATGTGGAAGCCTGGTATAATTCGAATCCATCAATGGGCTACCACTTAAATGAACGTAAGATTGAAGCAGAGCTTGGTGAGGATAAGCTGGACCATAATATCCAACGTTTGGGATTTTGGCCAACTTACAACCAGAAATCTGCTATTTCTGAAACGGAGTGGAATGAGCTCAAGGTGGATGACATACCAGAATTGTCTGGTAAGCTGTCTGTTGGTATCAAGTATGGCCAAGATGGAACGAACGTGGCTTTGAGCATTGCTGCACGTACCAAGGATGGCCGTTTCTTTGTGGAAACAGTCGATTGTCAATCCGTTCGTAATGGGAATGAGTGGATGGTTGCTTTCTTGCGTCAAGCTGATGTGGCTCAGATTGTCATTGATGGCGCAAGTGGTCAAAAGATCCTAGACGAAGAGTTGAAGGACTACAGAATCAAGAATGTGATTCTTCCGACGGTGAAAGAAATCATCGTGGCCAACGCTCTTTGGGAACAGGGAATCTACCAGAAAACCATCTGTCACGCTGGCCAGCCATCGCTATCAAAAGTAGCTACTAACTGCGATAAGCGGAATATTGGTTCAAATGGTGGCTTTGGTTATCGATCGCACTTTGACGACATGGATATTTCTTTGATGGATAGTGCTTTGCTTGCGCACTGGGCTTGTGCTACGACTAAGCCTAAGAAAAAGCAAAAAATCAGTTATTAAAATAAGCGGTCAGGTGACTGCTTATTTTGATGCCCAAAAATTACCGAACTGCCGGGGAAGCAGGAGAAAGGAGACATGAGAATGTCAGAATTTAAACCAATCACTACACAAGAAGAATTTGATGCTGCTATTAAGGCTCGCTTATCTCGAGAGAAAGAGAAATATGTCGACTATGACCAGCTCAAATCTCGTGTTGAAGAGTTGGAAAAAGAAAATGGTGGTTTGAAGTCAACCATCGAAGCTACTAATCAAAGTAAGGCAGATGCTGACAAGCAACTTGAAGTTTTGCAGAATCAAATCGCTGGTTATGAGACGGCTAGTCTGCGAACTCGAGTAGCTTTGCAACATGGACTGCCTTACGACCTTGCAGATCGTTTGCAGGGAACTGATGAAGAAAGCTTGAAAGCTGATGCAGAGCGCTTAGCTGGTTTTATGAAGCCAGTAAGCAAAGTAGCGCCAGTAAAATCAACGGAGCCGATTGTTCCGAAAGAAGATGATGAAAGAACCATGTATAGAAATTTGGTTCAAAATTTAAATATTGAAGATTAAAAAGGAGAAAAAAATATGTCAGAAGCACAACTTGCAAAAGGAAATCTATTTGATCCAGAGCTTGTAAAAAAAGTTATTAGTAAGGTGAAGGGACATTCATCAATTGCTAAGCTATCACCCCAAAAGCCTATTCCGTTTAACGGCCAAAAAGAGTTCATTTTCGACTTTGATTCGGACATCGACATCGTGGCTGAAAATGGCAAGAAGACTCATGGTGGTGTGAGCCTTGATCCTGTTACTATTGTTCCACTAAAAGTCGAATATGGTGCCCGTGTATCTGATGAGTTTTTACACGCCTCAGAAGAAGCAAAAGTTGACATCCTCAGTGATTTTGTGGAAGGATTTTCTAAAAAATTAGCACGAGGGCTTGATATTATGAGTATTCACGGTATTAACCCACGTACAAAACAAGAGTCAAGCATTATTGGAACTAACTGCTTTGATAAAAAAGTTACTCAGACAGTAACTTTCAAAGAATCTAACCCAGACGAAAGTATGGAAGATGCTGTCGGTATGATTGATGGTTCAGAACGTGATATTACCGGAGCAATCCTAGATCCTATTTTTACAACTGCTCTTTCTAAAATGAAAAATGCTGAAGGCGGGAAATTGTATCCTGAATTGGCATGGGGCGGTGTACCTGATGCAATCAATGGATTGGCAGTAGATAAAAATCGCACTGTATCATACTCACAAACAGATCCTAAAAACACAGCGATTGTTGGGGACTTTGAAACAATGTTCAAATGGGGCTATGCGAAAGAAGTTCCGATGGAAATCATCAAGTATGGTGATCCTGACAACAGCGGTCGCGACCTTAAAGGGTATAACCAGATTTATATCCGTTGCGAAGCATACATTGGATGGGGCATCATGGACGCTGCTAGTTTCGCTCGTATTGTGAAAACGGGAGGTTAATCATGGCTGAGTATGTAAACCAAAAGACAGGAGCAACAATCAACACTAATACAGAAATTTCTGGGGGTGATTGGGTTCCAATTGCAGCATACAAACCTTTGGACTCATTGACTAACGCAGCGTTGAAAGAAATCCTTGATGAAAAAGGTATTACTTATGATAACCGCGCCACAAAATCTGAATTGATTTCGCTTATTGAACAAGCTGACTCTGAAGCTCAGTAGTCGCTTGGCTGGAGGTAGAAATGGAAAACTTTGCAACAGTAGAAGATGTTCAAACATTGTGGAGAACATTGAAATTCGATGAGAAAGAACGAGCCGAAGCACTGTTGGAAGTTGTTTCTCATTCTCTTCGTGTTGAAGCTAAAAAAGTTGGCAAAGATTTAGATGGGTTAGTGGCTACTGATCCATCTTTTGCCATGGTGGTCAAATCTGTAACCGTGGATGTGGTTGCTCGCACCTTGATGACATCTACTGATCAGGAACCAATGACTCAAATGGCTGAGTCTGCTTTAGGATATTCCTTCAGTGGATCATATCTAGTCCCTGGTGGAGGTCTCTTTATCAAGGACTCGGAATTGAAACGTCTAGGTCTTAAAAAGCAAAGATATGGGGTGATTGATATCTATGGGACGGATTAAAGGAATTACTGTAACTTTGACTGGGAAAACCAAGACTGGTCAGGATGACTTTGGTCATCCTATCTATGAGAATAAAGAAATTCAAGTAGAGAATGTCCTGGTTGTTCCAGCTTCTGCAGAAGATATCACGAATCAGCTCAGTCTGACTGGAAAGAAGGCCTCTTATACACTAGGCATTCCAAAAGGCGATCAGAACGAGTGGAAAGACCGTGAAGTTCGTTTCTTTGGGAGAAAATGGCGTACGATTGGCATTCCTTTGGAAGGCATTGAAGCCATGATGCCTTTAGAATGGAATAAGAAAGTGATGGTCGAAGCTTATGAGTAATACAAAAATCAAGCTTATCGGTGCGGGTGTAGGAGCTCTTTTGAAATCAAAAGAGATTCAGGACATCTTGAACAAAGAAGCAACGGTCATTAAAAAAAGATGTGGTCCTGGCTATGAACAAGATAGCCACGTTGGTAAGACAAGAGCCAATGCTATGATTTATCCAGCTACGCGAAAAGCGAAGAGGGATAATTTAAAAAATAACACTTTGTTGAAGGCGGTGCATTAGATGATTGAAATTATTATCAAGAAATATCTTGACGGTCATTTAGATGTACCGTCATTTTTTGAGCATGAAGCTGAAGCTCCCGATAGCTTTGTCATTATTCAAAAGACAGGTGGGAAGGAGCGAAATCATTCTGGTAGTGCGACCTTTGCTTTTCAAAGTTATGGCCCAACTATGCAGAAGGCTGCAGAGCTTAATGTGAAAGTGAAAAGTGCTGTGAAAGGATTGATTGAGTTAGATTCAATCTGTGGTGTCCACCTGAACAGTGATTACAATTTTACGGACACTGAAACCAAACAATATCGATATCAAGCCGTATTTGATATTAATTATTTTTAAAAGGAGAAATTAAATGGCTACAGAAGCAAATGTAACGACTGCAAAACCTAAAATCGGAGGTGCGGTTTATTCTGCACCTCTTGGAACAGCACTGCCAACTGATGCAACTACAAAATTAGATGATGCGTTTAAAGCACTAGGTTATATTTCAGAAGATGGTATGACCAATAGCAACTCCCCAGAATCAGAAAATATTAAGGCATGGGGTGGTGTCGTTGTAAGTTCAGTTCAAAAGGAAAAGACAGACACATTCAAATATATGCTGATTGAAGCATTGAATGTGGAAGTTTTGAAGGAAGTTTATGGATCAGATAATGTATCTGGAGAATTGTCATCAGGAATTACCATTAAGGCAAATTCAAAAGAATTGCCACATCATTGCCTTGTAATCGAAACAGTTCTAAAAGGTGGTGTACTTAAACGTATTGTTATCCCTTCAGGAAAGGTAACTGCCATCGATGAAATCACTTATAACGATGGAAGTGTTCTTGGATATGGTACGACAGTCACTGCCTTTCCTAACTCTACTGATGACACACACTATGAATACATCAAAGGAGCTTAACTATGTCAAAACAGAATCGCAAAAAGAAAAATAAAGAAGCTGCGCCACAGATTAAAACAATCCGTGGGGTGACTTCGACCGGATTTTCTTTTGAAATCACAAAAGAGCGCTTGGAAAATTATGAGTTGCTCGAAGCAATCGCTGAAGTAGATACAAATCCGGCAGTTTTACCAAAAGTGGTCAAACTTATGCTTGGTGACAAATCAGAAGATTTGAAAAACCATGTGCGGACTGCGGATGGCATTGTTCCTTTGGATAAAATGGGAGCAGAAATTAGTGAGATTTTCACAAGTCAGAACCAGTTAAAAAAATAGCGCTCCTTGCTAGAATGATTCAAACAGATGAAGATGCTCTTATTTGTGATTTAGCTGAAACATATGGGGTTTTTGATTACAGACAGTTACCTGCTGACCAGGTAGCTGTTTTTGCTTTTGGTCTGAGAGATGATTCACGGATCAAACTAGCAATGACCAATAGCAAAGTTCCTTTTGAAACCTTTTTGCTTGCAGGCGTGCTTGATAGGCTTTCTGCTCTTGTTTGGTTTAAAACAACAGACGGTCAGAAAGGAATCAACAAACCATTAATGGTTGCAGAGGAACTAACAGGAAAAACTAAAGCTAAAGAAAGCAAGGAGATGATCTTTGATTCTGGTGAGGACTTTGAAGAATATCGTCAGAAAATTTTAGAAAAGATAGGAGGTGAGGATTAGTGGCTACAGAAATAGCACAGGCTTATGTACAATTGATACCATCAGCTAGAGGGATTACTGGTAAAATCCAATCAATCCTCAATCCTGAAGCGAGTGCAGCTGGACAAAGTGCTGGACAGTCATTGGGTTCTAGTCTTGTTGGTGTTATGACGAAAGTTATTGCAGCGGCAGGGATTGGTAAGGCATTGTCGGCAGCAATCAGTGAAGGTGCAGCGCTTCAGCAATCGCTCGGAGGTATTGAAACTCTTTTCAAAGGTTCTGCTGATAAGGTTAAGGGGTATGCTAATGAAGCCTACAAGACTACAGGTTTATCAGCTAATGCCTATATGGAAAATGTGACAGGCTTCTCAGCTAGTCTCTTGCAGTCTTTGGGCGGTGATACAAACAAAGCTGCTGAAACAGCAAACATGGCCATGATTGATATGTCAGATAATGCTAACAAGATGGGGACATCGATGGAAAGCATTCAGATGGCTTATCAAGGGTTTGCGAAGCAAAACTACACCATGTTGGATAACCTTAAGCTTGGTTACGGTGGTACAAAGCAAGAAATGCAACGTCTATTGGCTGATGCAGAGAAGTTGACTGGTGTCAAGTACGACATTAACAACCTTTCTGATGTTTATAGCGCCATTCATGCTATCCAGGAGAATTTAGACATCACTGGGACAACAGCTAAAGAGGCAGCATCTACTTTTAGCGGATCGTTTGAATCCATGAAAGCATCTGCACAGAATGTACTTGGAAAGTTAGCGCTAGGGGAGAATATTCTACCTTCTCTGCATGCTTTACTTAAAACAACATCTACCTTTCTCTTTGATAATTTTTTACCAATGGTTGGAAATATTTTTTCTGGCCTTGGCTTGGTTTTGACTGAAGGGATTAGTCAGATTGCTTCTCAGCTTTTCGGGGATGCTTTTGGAAGTGCAGTTTTTGATCAACTATCTCGTGTAACAGGAATCTTTGAGACCTTTTTTGACATGATTTTTGGGTCATTAAGTAAGCAGGATAACATTGATATTCTGAATACGATTGGTTTTAGTGAAGAAACTGCAACTCAAATTGTCAACATCGCAGATAATATTCGAGTTACTTTTGAGAATATTGGTTCTGCAATAGGTGATGTAATAGGGATTGTCGGCGATTTTGTTGGAGATCTTTTAGGAATTAAAGATGGTGAGCAAGGAATAAACCTTCTTGGAACAGCATTTGAATCCGTTACAAATTTTATTCGCAAAGCCTCTGAAAACTTTAGTAAATTCACTAAATGGCTGAAAGATTCACCTATTGCTTTAGATCTTCTAAAATCGGCAGTTGTCGGAATTACAAGTGCATGGGCTGGATACAAAGCTGTCTTAGCGGTAATAAAAGGAATTGAAACAATCAGGAATGCAACTCTAGCTATCACAAATGGTTTAATGTTAGCTCAATTCGTTAGAACAGGAGCTTTAACTGCTGCTGAAGCTGCTAATGCAGCTGCAACAATGGGAGCAAGTGGTGCATTTGGTATTTTTAATGCAGTGTTATCTGCTAATCCGATTGGTTTAATTGTAACTGCAGTTGCTGCATTGGTTGCTGCCCTGATATGGTTTTTCACACAAACTGAAACCGGACAGCAAATTTGGTCATCTTTTGTAGATTGGATCAAACAGGCTTGGCAGGGAATTGCTGATTTCTTTGTAAATCTTTGGTCTGGTATCTCTGAAGGTGCTAGCACATTGTGGGATGGAGTTGTTGCGGCCTGGACTGCTTACGTTGAGACAGTAAAGGCGGTGTGGGGTGCTATTGGAACATTCTTTTCTGACTTATGGACAGGCATTCAAGAGTTTGCATCCGTAGCATGGACAGCTATCACATCAACAGTGATGGCTATTGTTCAACCGTTCATTGATGGATTTATGAATATCTGGAACAATATTTCAGATGGTCTTACTCAAATTTGGGAAGGGATTAAGATGATTTTTCAAGGTGCTTGGGAGTTCATCAAATCCATTTTCTTGGGAGCTATTCTAATCATCATCGACCTTGTGACTGGGAACTTTAACCAGTTAGGAGCCGATCTTTCTCTAATTTGGGAAGGTATTCAAAATGGCATTTCTCTGATATGGGAGGGGATTAAAACATACTTCTCTGGAGTTGTGGATGTTATCGTTGGATATGCTACCGGTGTGTTCGAGAACTTCTCTAATGTTCTTAGTACAATTTGGGAATTTATCAAAACGGCTGCATCTATGGCCTGGGAGTGGATAAAATCTACAGTATCGAATCTAATTACTGGATTGATTCAAGGTGCTCAAAACTTATGGAATAACTTTGTAAGTTTCTTATCCAGTCTCTGGGAAAATATCAAATCAACAGCGAGCGCAGCATGGGCCGGACTAAAATCACTTGTACTTGGTTTCATCAATGGGCTTGTCAGCGGTGCTCAGACTGCATGGAATAACATGAAACAAGCTGTTAGTGATCTGGTAACCAAAATTACTAATATCTTTAATGGGATTAAAAATATTAACCTTTGGGAAGCTGGTAAGGCAATTCTTAATGGGTTCTTAGGTGGTTTGAAATCTGCCTGGGAAGGCGTTACTAATTTTGTTGGTGGAATTGCAAACTGGATTCGTGACCACAAAGGACCGATTGAATATGACAGTAAACTCTTGATTCCTGCAGGTAATGCAATCATGCAAGGTTTAGACCAAGGACTACAAGAACGGTTTAAGGGCGTCAAAGAAACAGTTGGTGGAATGGCTGGAGAAATCTCTGATGTATTTTCAGGGGATAACCTGGATCTAAACTCAACTGCCTCTGTCACGAAAAATCTTGAGGCTCGTTTGGCTATGCCTTCAGCTCAGCTTGAAGTACAAGAGAGTAAAACAGTGTCTGAGATAGCGATTATGAGGTCAAGTTTGGAATCAATCCTTACAGCTATCTTTGAAAAATCGTCAGACATCTATCTAGACAATGAGAAAATCTCATTAAATACTTATGAACAACATGGTTCAATTTTAGCAAGGGAGGGAATCTAATGGATTATATGATCATTAATGGCTTTAATACATCGACCCTTCCAGGCTGTATCGTGACCGACTTTGGAGAAGTTGAGGCTGCCAAACCGAAAGGAGAGGTGGCCGAGCTTCATGGTGTGAATGGAAGTTATCGAGTATTAGATGGTTCTTATGATAGCTATGACAGAACTTTTACAATTCACGTTACAAAGATGATTGATATCTCGATTATCCTGGATAAATTTCAATCGAATGACAATGAGTTGGAATTTAGCTATCATCCTGAATCTATTTTTTATGCTCATTTTTTAATGGCTAGCTACAAACCTTTTGGTAATCATGCATGGCAATTGAAAATCAAGCTAAACATGCAGCCTTTTCGATATCAAAAAACGGTTAATCCTGAATCTTATAATGGACCAGGAACAATTAACAATCCAGGAACAATTTACTCTGAGCCCATCATTGAAGTTCAGGGAGATGGAGATGTTTCGATTACTATTGGCAGAGAAACAATGTATCTCAATGTAAAAACGAAAGCTACAATTGATTGCAGACAAGGTAAGCAAAATATCTACAATGCTAGTGGGGCGGTTCAGAACACTCTCAGAAAGCGTGGTGGATTCTTTGAAATCCCAACAGGAAGAAGTGGGGTTACATTTACTGGAAATGTTCTTAGATTGATTATTCGGCCAAATTGGAGGTACAAAATTTGATTTACTTAACAAATGGGAATACTCCTCTAAATGCTGCTTATGCAGACAAGATTTCTCAAGAAGCAAATAGTACCTATCAACTGACTTTTCGCTTTCCGACCTCAGATGCTTTGTGGGAGAAGTTGAAAGAAGAAGCTTTCCTAAAAGCCGATGACCTACATGGCGAACAAGATTTCGTCATTTTCGAGGTTCAAAAGAAACATGGCTATATTCAAGTCTATGCGAATCAATCCTTTACACTGTTGAACAACTATGTCATCAATTCGATTTCTTTGGATAGAGCGACTGGTTCAACTGCTTTGAGTCGTTTTGCTGGAAGTATCACTCGTGAGAATCCGTTCTCATTCTTTTCCGACATCGACGAACGTCACACGTTCAATACTGATAGTGTCAACGCGATGGTCGCTTTTACAAAAGATAAGCACTCTATCCTTGGTCAGTGGGGTGGCGATCTTGTACGTCATGGATACCAGGTTCAACTTTTGAAAAATGGTGGTTCAGAAAATGAATCGCTATTTATGTACAAAAAGAACTTATCTAGCTATCAACAAAAGACATCAACTAAGTCTTTGAAGACTCGAATTACCTTCAAGACCACCGTCAAAGGTGAGGGAGAAAAGGCACCTGATCGTAAGTTTTCTGTTGTGGTAGATAGTCCGCTTATTAACAAGTACAGTCAAATCTACGAAGATGTGATTGAGGTTAATGACCAAGACGTAAAAGATGAAGCTGGACTTCGTAAATACGGTGAGCAGTATTTCAGAACAACACTCTGCGACATGCTTGAAGACAGTTTAGAAATTCAAGTCGAAGGAAAGAGTGATGTTCCTGTTCAAATTTTTGATATTGTCAGTCTGTTTCATGATCGATTCAAAATGGACGTTCGTAAGAAAATCACGAAGTATACTTATTCACCGATGGCTAAGAAGCTACTATCTATTGGATTTGGAAAATTTAAGTCAGGTTTGTCCAATATGCTTTCTAACGCTGTTAATGATGCGGTTAAGAATGAAACTCAGCACTTGCAAGGGCAATTCGCTACACAATTAGCGAAAGAAATCAAGAATGCTGACCTTGCTTTCGAAAATCAAAAAGAAGAATTAGTTAATCAATTTACAGATGAAGTGAATGCCATTAAAGCCAAAGCAGAGGAAAATAAGCGTGCTTTATCGGATGAAATCGACAATCGATTCTCAGGATTCGATAGCAGCATGAACGAGAAGCTCGAAGACCAACGAACCAAAATCGAAGAGATTCGTGCTATTGGTTCAACAGTTACTCAGACTGCAGAAGAAGCTCTGGAGGAAGCTAGAAACGCTCTTGAGTCTGCTAATACTTCTAAAGATTTGTCCAATTCAAACTTTGCCAAAATCGATCAGATTACTGACAGAATCAAAACGCTTGTGACTAAACAAGAAGTTGACCCTCTGACAGACAGGTTAAGAATTGCTGAAAACAGAATCGAAGTCCAGGCTGACCAGATTACTGAAAAAATATCTCGTACTGATTTTGACAGATTGGCCAATGACAAAGGTTTTCAAAATGCGACTCAAGTCCAGAATATAGTAAAGAATTCGTTTGACGGATTTCAAAGGACCATCTCACGTATCGAAACCAAACTAAGAGATGTTATTCGTAACGATAACCTCTTGCAGAATTCTTCCATCATTCCTGCAGGAGACTCCGTGAACGGAACTTGGGGACTGAGTATGTCAGGAGGTAACGGTCGGACAGATGTTATCGAATTAAGAGATGCACCGCACTCTGCAATCAAAAAAAGTATTCGTATCGTAGGAAATACGAATGGCGGGAATAAAGACATCGGTCAAAAAATAAATTTGGTTGTTGGTGAGAAATATACCATGTCTTGCTGGGCTAGGGTATCTAGCAATAGTACAAGTCAGAATGTCAATTTACTGATGCGTTCATGGACTACAAATGATAATAATCGTAGATTATTCAAATCTATCTCGAACAAAGATTGGGTTCGTTATCAATTCACATTCACAGCAGATACAGTATCTAACTCAATACAATTCGGTCAGAGCGGAAGTGGTAGCATTGAAATCTGCGGTATGAAACTTGAGCATTCTGACCGCATGACAGACTACGATGTTAACTCTTCTGAAATCGTGAGTGTTGTAGAATTTAACGATGTACGTGATACCGTATCATCACACACCCAAACATTGCAACGACAAGACCAAGCGATTTCACAAGTCATTCAGACTGCTGACGGTCTAGTTAGTCGTGTATCTAATTTCTTGGATGACTTTAACTTAGTATATGATCCAACAAATTTCAGCAAGTGGGCCAAGAAACAAGCAGAAGCCAATGTTATCGAAGTTCAAGCCGGAACTAGGTTGCTACGAATTACCACTACTGGTAAAAACCAAGCAGTCTATCACGGGTTCGCACTACCACTTAATACATCTACATTTACGAAGGGCGAAAAGCTCAGCTATCGCATGGAAGTATGGGTGGATGTATTACCAGATGCCCCTTTAGGAATTGAGCTATGGGCATCCGATGGAGGACTTGCATCAGATAGAGTCACTCTTACGAAAACCGGAATTCAAATTATAACAGGTACGATGACTGTCCAAAAATCATCGACTAAAACAAGGGAGCTCCCTCTCGAAATTTGGTTAATGAAAAACGGACAAGTTGCTATTGGACAAGTCTCTTTAATCCGTGGCGACAAACCGCCTAAAAAATTCAGTGACAACACATCGACACAAGATGTAGTCACACAAACTCAAGTGTCACAGTTGCATGATTCCTACGCTATCCAAACCTTGACAGGACCAGGAGCGATTTCTTCTCAAATCAATCTGAACAGCAATAACATTCTGATTGAAGCTGCTAAAATCCGTCTAAAAGGTAGAACGCTACTAGATGAAATCACAGCCATAGACGGGTATTTCAAGCGATTGTTCGTAGGAGATGCACGGATTGGAACATTGAACACTGACATCATTCGCTCGAATTCGATTGCAGCAGACAAGCTGATATTTGACACAGCTCTAGCGAAGAAGCTTGTGTCAAGTGATGTATTCACGGATACTTTAGCTGCTAAAACAGCATTCATCAATAAGCTACGATCTGTTGTAGTCTCTGCAACCTTACTCGAAGGTTACAAAGGCAAGATTGGTGGATTTCAAATTGGTACGCATGAGAAGGATCCGACTGTTTTCTGGTTGACTGGTTCTAACAGTTTTCGCGTTGGTATGAGTGACGGTGGATGGAGAGCAGGTCAAACGGCTCTTTGGGTTAACTGGGGCGATAATTGGGGGAAACCGGGCAATCAGGCTTGGTTTGTAAAAAATAACGGTGAAATGTACTGCTATAACACCGCAAACTTTTGGAACACCCCTGTTGTCTACGGCAATCTTAGAGTTACCGGTAAAATCTACTATGACAACAGAGCTTCAGGTGGTAGGTATGGATTTTGGATGAGTTCACCACGATATACAAACATGGACGCTCACAACGGTTATCTGTATTTTTATTTAGACAACGGTACATACGACTGGATTACTTTGAACAAAGACTTGTCAGACCGTCGATACAAGACCAACATTCAAGACAGTCAAGTGTCAGCACTTGATGTTATCGATAAGCTCAAAACGTACAGTTATCGAAAAGAATATGATGGAAAAGTTGAAGATATTTCTTGTGGTATCATGGCTCAAGATGTCCAGGAATACGCACCAGAAGCATTTTATGAAAATCCAGACGGGGCTTATTCGTACAAGGTATTTGAATTAGTACCTTATTTAATTAAGGGTATCCAGGAATTAAATCAAAAAGTTGAAAGGCTAGAAAAAACAACATGAACGAACAAATTAACCAACAAATTGACCAACTGGTCATCGAAGAACTAGGAAATGATGTTGCTGCTCTTTCTCACAAGGCAGCAACATACAAAGCATTGTGTCGCATTGCAGAAGCAGAACTGCAACAGCTCAAAAACATTATCAATTCAGACGAAGAATTGAAAGCTAAATTTGAAGAAGTGAAAGGAAAAATGACAAATGGCAATTAATAACTACGAACTAGCCAGTAAGCCTTATACACGAGGTTTTGGCGACAATATCAAGACAGTGGTTGAAATCCGTCTGTCAGAAGGCAATCGGTACAGTTCGAACATGCGTGAGCTAACAGGAGACCGGACAAATGAACCGGAAGATGTCTTGATTCAAGATGTGCTGGATATCCTAAAATCCGAGCTAGATCCAGGAAGCGCCATCGTCAAAACACAGGCGCAACTTGAACAGGCCAATCAGAAGATTGCGCAAAACGAGAGTGAACAGAACAAGCTTGCAGCTCTTATTAAGCAGACTGAAGAGAATTCGAAGGTGAATCAGAAGGTCATTCATGTTCTTGTCTTGAACTCTGTCATGAGCAAGAATATCGAGTACGGCACGACTTATAAAGAATTGGTTGAGTTGATTCCACTAGCTGAAGTTGGTAAGACCTACTTACCACATGACCTAATTACCATTGAAGACCCTGAGCATGTAGAGGTTAACGGCGAAGGGAAACGCATTTTGGTTCAGCTTAATAAGGAATTTACTTATAATGGTGAACTTGTCAGCGCATTTGTGACAAATGGCACCTTGGAACAAGACGGAGTGGGTGTCGCTTGGAAATTTGAAGGGAAAGAGCAGGAGAAATAAATGAAATTTGAATTATTTAATTTTTTTAGAAGCTTGATTCAAACAGAAGACGGCTTGGTATTGTATGCGCTAAGCTTAATCGTGATTTTAGAAATCGTAGATTTTGCATCAGGAACGTTTGCAGCGATTGCAAATCCAGAAATTGAATACAAGAGCAAGATTGGTATTAACGGTCTGATTCGAAAGATTCTAGGTGTTCTCTTGTTGATGGTATTGATTCCGATGTCTGTCTTGTTGCCTGAAAAAACAGGTTTCGCATTCTTGTACTCGATCTATCTCGGATATTTGCTTTTTACTTTCCAATCGCTCATTGAAAATTACCGTAAGTTGAAAGGTAATGTGACAATCTTCCAGCCTATCATTAAGGCATTTGAGCGATTGGCTGGTGACAAAAACGACAAGAACGACAAGAACGAAGGAGAACAATAATGGATATTGACACAAGCAGATACAGAGAAGGACTTCCACAAATTGGATACGCTCCATACCGTCAAATTCACGCTCATTCGACAGGTAATAAGAACTCAACTGCCCAAAATGAAGCAGACTACCATATGCGCAGACCTGTTGAATCAGGCTTTTTCTCACATGTTGTGGGAAATGGTCGAGTGATGCAAGTCGGACCAGTGAACAACGGTGCTTATGACGTTGGAGGTGGCTGGAATTATGAAACCTATGCAGCAGTCGAGCTGATTGAAAGTCATTCAACCAAAGAAGAGTTTATGGAAGATTATCGTCTGTATATCGAATTACTTCGCAATCTAGCAGATGAAGCAGGTCTTCCAAAAACATTGGATTCGGACGCATTGGAAGGCATTAAGTCGCATGAATACTGTACTAACAATCAACCTAATAATTATAGCGACCACGTTGATCCATACCCTTACTTAGCAAGCTGGGGTATTAGTCGCAGTCAATTCAAGCACGATATCGAAAACGGATTGGCCGTTGAAAAAGGCTGGAAAGAAAATTCTACTGGTTGGTGGTATGTACATTCAGATGGCTCTTATCCAAAAGAGAAATTTGAAAAGATTGACGGAACCTGGTATTATTTTGACGGCTCTGGCTATATGATCAAAGATAAGTGGAAGAAACATTCAGACGGCAAATGGTACTATTTAGACCCTTCAGGAGCCATGGCTACTGGATGGAAGAAAATCGGTGGCAAATGGTATTACTTCGATAGTGAAGGAGCCATGAAGACTGGATGGGTTAAGTATAAGGATGTATGGTACTATCTCGATGCTAAAAACGGTGACATGGTATCTAACGCATTCGTACAATCAGCAGACGGCAAAGGTTGGTATTACCTTAAACCAGATGGTTCACTTGCTGACAAGCCTGAATTCGTGGTTGAGCCAGAAGGGCTCATCACCACAAAATAAAACATAGAAAGGTTTTCAAAATTTAATTACACTAAAACCGCTGGCGTTTGCTGGCGGTTTTTTTGTTTGTTCAAAATAAAAAAGCAGCGACCGAAATCACTGCTTATCAGCTGTAGCAAATTCATAGAGCTTTTCTGCTGTTAGAAGGGCCATTTTGTCCATGCTTGTTTTTCCTTTTCTAAGGTCAGAAACAGTAGTCCACGGGACTCCAGCGCCTTGCGAAATAGCAGATGTAGACATCGAACTGTCTAATAATTCTTGAATAATTTTTCTCAT